CCTTCAAAAAAGCCGAAGACGAGCGGGCCGCCAATGCGCGGAAAAAATACGAAGAAGACCACAAGGTGCAAGCGCAAATGAAGCGCGACGAAATTGATTTGCAGATAAAAATCAATGACGCGATGGCATCTGGTAATACTAAAGAGGTAGATCGCTTGAAAGCGGAAGCGGATTTAGAGAAAAAAATCAAAGAGCTCAGAGATGCTGGACTTATCGAAGCTTCGGGAGAGGCAGAGAAACTTGCTAGTGAGCTTGAACGCTCCGCACGGGCCGCCGAGCGCGTTCAAAACTCACTCGCCACCAAGATCGGCGCAGACATTAAAACCAAGCAAGACTCCGAAGCTGTTGATCCAGGCGGCAGGCTGATGAAGAAGGCGCAAGAGCAAATTGCGGCAGGCCGATACGGAGCCGCCGAGGCAACCGCCCGCCAAATTAAAGCACGCGAACAGGAAGCGATGATCCGAGGGACGGGCGAAGGCAAAGACCGCCGCGCGATTCAAGATATTGCTCGCGACTACGGACTCAGAGGAAGCGACAAACAGATTCGCGAAGAGCTTTACAAAATCCGCACCGAAGGCCAAGGCACAAGCGACAAGGTCAAAAAGTCACTTGAATCTACTCAAAAGCGAATGGGTGAGGGCATGAAAAAAGAGGCCGAAAAGAAGGTCGAAGAAAAGAAAACTCCAATGACACTTGAAGGCATGGTCAAAATAATCCAGGATGCCGTCGTCAAGCTCGAAATGAAACTACCACAGCCAGTAATGGTCTAAATATATGGCGCACATCTACCACGGAAAAGACACTTTAATTTTAACAGACGTTCAGAAACAGGATTTTCCATCCGGCCTTTCGCGCATTGACGCGACATACAAATGCCGCACGACCGAGGCGGACAACCTCGCGCCGTTGCTTGCCGCTGGTAACCGACTGCCGGAATATCCGGCGTATATCATTCGGCAGAATCCTTCGCGAGAGACAGGGCAGGACGGATTCACAACATTTCGGTCAGCCTCGTTTTCTTCGACCGGCACGGGAATCACAACATCCACGCCTGCCGTTTTTGGAGCGATAATTTCAAACATTAATTTACCTCTTCTCGTTTATTTTTTGGGTGTAACCGTGGCGAGTCAAAGGATCGTGCCGCTTACTGTCTTGTCAGACACAATCACGCGCACTTTTACACTCGCCTCTAACATCTCGGTAACCACGCTCGCTCTCCCAACCGAAACTTTGAATTATAAAATAGTCAGTTCGTCGGAATTATTGGACGCATATCTCGGAAGCGGAATGTTTGCTGCGTACACATATAACTCCACCACGCGCACATTTGACATTGCCCAATTCGACCGAAATAACCTTTTTACTAAAGTCGAGATTATAAACCTAAACCGATCGACCTACGGTGGCGTTGACGAGGTGCAATGCACGTGGGGATACGATTTCGCAAACGCAGGATTGTACCTCATCCAGACCGCATGAACGACTTTCCAGTAGACTTCCAGACCGTAGCAAAAGGGGGCGACCAACTAAAGCCGATCTCGTCATCCGACCTCATGCGAAATTTCGCTTGGGCGAAATTGCAAGCCGATCCGACGCTTGTTGATGAGGTCTCGTCGATGGGGTTCAGCGGCTTCAAGCTCAAGATTCCACCAGTCCCGCAGTCGGGCACATACGTCCTCGGCGCGGTGGATGGAGCGTTGCAATGGATCGCAACCGAGGAGTGCGCATGATCCTAGGCCGCACACCAGAAGGCGCGATCAAGATCAAGACCGACAACGGCGGCCTTCGCGCTGTGAATTGCGCGTGTTGTGTCACGCTTGCTTGCGGATGTATGTTTGTTTCTGACGCTTTAAAAACAATTATTGAATCATCAACAACCGTAACAGGTCAGGGTAATAGTGTTCCTTGGAATGGGGTGAGTGCCGGAATCCCGCAGGATGATGATTTTAGATCTTGGACAATAACCTATAACTCAGGAGTTCTTTGCGTGTATCTTGACGATGGAATTTATGGCGGGATGTATCTACTCCCATTGCCTTTAACAGTTGAAGAATGCGCCATTGTCGAAGGATTTGGAAGTGCCAGCGAAATGACAATTCAAGGCCAATCCTACAGGTCTTTGGATTTTTTCTCATCGCTCCCATACACTCCGGCTCTTTCATTTTCATGATTCCGACAGTTGATATGCTATCGAAATCTAAGGCAGCATTTACTCGCTTCGCTCGCGCAGGATTCGCCACCACGCCACCCGAAGCACTCGCCACTCGACAAGACATCTGCAAAGCCTGTCCCGAATGGGACGCCACCGCTTTAAACAACACGGGCCGTTGTCGCAAGTGCGGATGCAGCACATGGGCAAAACTCCGCATGGCAACCGAGCGTTGCCCGATAGGAAAATGGGGAGCTGTTGACAAACCTACCAACTAAATGGCACGCGACCTATTTATTGACACCACCAACCGCCGATTGGCGACCAGCCTGACGAGCTTGACGCCGTCTACAACGCCACGATTCGTCAAGGGCGACAACGGCGCGATCAACCTGTATTTTCTGGAAGCAACAGGCAACATATCCGCTCCGTTTAACGTAGTAGATTATACCGGAACGAGCGTGAAATTCGGCGTAGGAAGCCGCACAGGCACGCCATCCAGCGGCACATTCACGCTCTCTTTCGGGGGCCAGACCAGCGGCGCGATAGGCTACAGCGCGACCGCAGGCGCGATTTCATCCGCTCTCAACTCGCTCTCGACAATTACCGCCGCAGGGTCGGTCAGCGTGGACGGCACGATGGCAACCAACTTCGTCGTCTCGTTTAACAGCGCAGGCACGCAGTCCGCGATCACAGGCAACTTCGCCAGGCTAATTCCAACAACGACCGCGCTCGTCGATGAGCGCATTGCAGGAGACGCCACCAACGCCGAAATCCAAGAGTTGCAACTCCGTCTCGCTCCCGCAGTCTACGAGCCAACATGGACGGATCTCGGCACGGCTATGACTGTGAGCATTGCAACCACGCTCACCGGTTCGACGCTCAACAACGAAATCCAACGCGTGACATTCTCCCGCGCTCCGTATCTCGGCAGTTATCGCCTGACGGTTCCGACATACAACGTGGATATCGCAAGCACCGTCACCGCCGGCGTCTTCATTTCAGCAACTAACCACGGACTGACGCTTGCTCAACCTGTCGTTCTGACAGGTTTTACCGCGTTAACCGGCTACACCGCAGGCATCCAATATTTCGTGCGCTCGATCCCGCAAACAACCGAGTTTTTGCTTGGACTAACTGCGGGAGCCGTTGCCATCACGACCGGCACAGGAACGGTGACGACAGGGAGCGTTGCCACAACCGTCCTACGGCAGACCGATCCGCTTGACGCAAGCACGACTGCCGCGCAACTGCAAACAGCACTCCAAGCACTCGACAGCATCGGTGCAGGCAATGCAACTGTTGTCGGAGTTCAGAACAGCTATTACGACATCAACTTCGGAGGCGACAAAGGCTTTACCGATCTACCAACTCTGGAGGTGCAGAGTGGCTTGACAGCAGCCGCAGGCAAGACCGCATCCGTTGATTTTAATACGTTCGGCGTCCGCGATCTGCTCCTCAACGCCACCTCGGTAACGACCGAGATCGAGGTCGAACTGACAACAGGAGGCGAGCGCAGCACAATCATCCTCCAGTCATGCACGCTCACCGAAGAACTGATCAGCCAAGGCGGACTGAGCTAAAATGAACGGCCACTATTTAAATACTTTTCTGGGAACAAGCGCACCCGCAGCGGCAATCTTGATCTCGTTCAGCGAGGCCGAGGCGTGGCTTCGCATCGCTTCTCTCCTGCTCGGAATTTGCATCGGTGCGGTGTCGCTGTATAAAATGTTAAAGGCAAAAAAACCATGAAAATACTATCCACAATCGTTGATTCACTTTCCCAAAACTCTACTTGGAGGGGGCTGATTTTAATCGCTACAGCGGCAGGCGTAAATCTATCTCCAGAGCTGCAGACGCAGATCATCGCCGCAGGGCTGGGCTTGGTAGGCTTAATAAACGTGATCCGAAAAGGAAAATGAACGCTCGAAAAATCGCACTTTGGATGATTGTTGTCAGCTTCGCGTTCTTGGGCATGGCGTTTCTCACGTCATGTGCAGGGTTTAAAAACCCTTCGCTTTGCGTCAAGACCGACTACGGAACATTCTGTTATGAACTACCGGACATCGAAGGCTTAAAAAAATGACTTTCGACGAGCGAAGCGAGATAAACTTGGCAACGCTCCACCCTGCTATGCAAAAGGCCGCGCGGGCCTTCCTAGGCGTCGCAAAGGTCATCTCTGTAAAGGTTGGATGTGACGTTAAGATCATCTCCGGCACTCGATCGTATATGGAGCAAGATGCGCTCTATGCGAGGGGCCGCACGACTCCAGGTAAGAAAATCACGATGGCGCCTGCCGGCCATTCAAATCATAATTTCGGCATCGCTTTCGATATCGGTATTTTTCGCGGCAAGGAATATTGTGGCGAACATCCGCTCTACCACGAGCTGGGCACGCTCGGCAAAAGCCTCGGCATGGAATGGGGCGGCGACTGGAAGTTCGTTGACGAACCGCACTATCAGCTACGTCCAGCATGGGCAAATGGCATGACCGAGCGCGATATGCTCGCCAATTTACGCAACCGAGTATCTAAAAAAATCGACATCCTTGCTTGAAAAAAAAGAAACAACCGACGGTTGAATCGGAGCGCACGGAAGCACTCGCGGAAGCGAATCGCATTCTGTCCGAGCACTACGACTGCGGGTTTACTATTGTCAGTTGGGAACAAGGCGGGGAGACCATGCACGGCGAGTTTGTGTTTGGCAACCGTTACGCCGTCGAAGGACTCGCGGGGGACGCATTCAGTATTCTATTTCCAGACGCAGAAGAAGAAGAGGAGGACGAAGAAGCATGAAAATGACATTAGAGTTTGACGAAACCGAGAGATACGAGCACGAGGTGGCCTGCAAGGCTCTCGATATTTTAATCTTGGTGGATGACATAGACCAAGAGCTTCGATCCGCTCTCAAGCACGAATGCGGCGAGTTTGCAAAACTCGACGTAGATACTATGGAAGCCGTTCGCGCTTGGATTTGGCAACAACGCAGCGACCGTAACATTCCAGAACTGACATGAAAGGCTGGAAAAAATGGATGGCGGTGGCGTGCTCTCATGGCGACCAGATCGACCCAGAGGCACGCAAGGCCGTCTTGACGTTTAAAGACCGCTGGAAGCCAGACACGACCATTCATCTAGGCGATTTCCTCGATCTTGCCGCTTTCCGCTCTGGCGCAATCTCCGATCCGAACTCAAGCGACCGTGCCGCGAGCATCTCGGACGATCTTTCAGCCGGTATCGACTTCCTGCACGAACTGCGGCCGCAGCATATTCTCTACGGCAACCACGAAGCCCGGCTCTACAAGCTCGCATCTTCGCCCAACGCTCTAGCGGCGCACGCCGCTACGCTAACCATTCAAGCCATTGAAAAAACCGCGAAGGAACTAAAGGCGAAATTATACCCATATCACATTCGATCCTTCTACGAACTCGGAGGAACCAAGTTCCTGCACGGTTATATGTTTAACGTGCAAGCCATCAGGGATCACGCGGAGACCTACGGGCAATGCGTATTAGCTCACCTTCACCGCGTAGGATGGGAACGCGCACGCACGCTCGACGGCGCGAGTGGCTATTGTGTGGGAATGCTGGCACGTTTCGACATGGAATACGCGAGCACCCGCCGCGCAACATTCGCTTGGTCGCAGGGGTTCGCGTATGGATTTTACAAAGACAATTCGATCACCGTCAATTTATGCGAACGAAAAATAAATCAGCCGTGGCTCTTACCGCTGTAAACGAAGCCTGGGGCGCCTTCTACTCAACAACAAAAGTAGAGAGCGAGAAAGACCTCGCCAAGTTAGGCTGGAAGACGATCCGCGCAATTTCAACGGAATCAAAAATGACCGTTGCCGCGATTTCTTGCCGAGTTGAAACAGCCGTTGCAAAACGGACTCTTGAAATAAAAAAAGCAACTATACGCACATCGCAAGGTGTTCGCGAGGTGAATTTTTACCGTCCGATCTCAAAATAAAAAAGCCCGCAGAGGCGCACCAGCATTGGTTGTGCTCATTTGTAAAGCTTTTTCCCCAGAATTATTTTCGCACTTCGCGAAAATTTTATTTACATCCGAACAGGATTTTAGGATTGTTTGCACATCGAACGGGACGAACCCGAACGACAGAAACAAAAAATAGAAAACCAAAAAATGAAAATCACAATCCGCCACGATCAAAACAGCATCGACCCATCAGCAACCTACACCGACGAGCAATTCGCCGAGGTTAAAGAATCTCTGGAGAGCCAGTATACTCAATCCATCCTCGCCGAATATCCTGAGGCTGAGATCGAATTTGAGGATTCGACCGACACTTATTGTCTGGCTGTAAAAGACACTGGACTCGATGACCCAAGCGAGATCCACTTTAATATCCAACGCATTACCGAAACAGTTTTCGAGACAGGGCTTTTTTGGCTATGACGCCCGACCAACCCAACCCAACAAAAAACACCAAATGAAAATCAAAGACCTTGAGTTTGGAACAAAGTATCAAACCAAAGACAGCTCATCCGTATGGATCAAAACTGGCAAGACAGTTTCCAAGCGTTTTGGAACCGATCAAGCCTCAGTTAGGCACGACCGCCGTATTAACTGCACGGTCATTAAATAATTTAAACACATGGAACCTATTAATTTTCTCATTCTATTCGCCGTGTGCATCTCATCGGCCTTCGCCGGTGGATACGTCCTCGGCAACATGAAAGCCCACAGCGAGAACGAAAAGTCTCGCCGCTGGTGGATGCAACGGCAGATCCGCAGGGAGCGCGGGGAATGACTCCCGAAGAGCAGCACGACGCGGAATGCCAGTTCACGCGCAAACTTCTGTGCGGGATGATCCAGCAGACCGTTGCCGATCTTCAAAGCGAAAAGGTGTTCGTCAGCAAACAGCTAAACGCGCACCAAGAGATCGACCGCGAGTCGGCAATTCACTTCATCCGATCAAAAACTTTTCAAGGCATCTGCGATGTTCTCGCATTACCGGCAGATAAAATAAAAACAAGAGCTTTAAAAAATGATATTAGCACTCGACCCAGGAACGACGCACAGCGCGTTCGTACAATTCGACCAGCAAAAGATTGTTGACCACGGTCACCTTACCAATGCCGAGATCCGCCAGATTCTTATCGGTCGCGAATACGACCGCTGCGCTTGCGAGATGATCGCCAGCTACGGCATGGCGGTAGGCGCAAGCACATTTGAAACGTGCGTATGGATCGGACGCTTTATCGAGGTGTCTAGAGTAGACGTGGAACTAATTTTCAGAAAAGACATCAAACTTTTTCTCTGCGGAACGATGCGGGCAAAAGACGCCAACGTGCGTCAGGCATTGCTCGATCTCATCGGGCCGCAGGGAACAAAGAAAACCCCAGGCCCGACTTATGGAATTAAGTCGCACACTTGGGCGGCATTAGCTGTGGCCGTATTCGCAGCACAAAACAACAAATAGAAAACATAAATATGAAACCAACAACTGAAAACGTAACAATCAAAGCACCTAACATCGTGAAGGCACGATTCAGCATCGTAGGCACGGCACCTTACATCCAACTCCGATTTTCGGAGAAGGCGATTAACACCATGATCGAAAAGCACAAGCTCGGCAGCCAAGCCAACAAGAAAAAAGCCAAGGAAGCGCGAGACTTTGACGCAGACTTCGTGGCAGCAAAGCACGTCAGCAGCGAGGGCTGGGAAGGCATTCCCGCCGGAGCATTCCGAAACGGACTGATTTCGGCCTGCCGATTGGTAGGGTTTAAAATGACGCTGGCCAAGCTGTCGATCTTCGTCGAGGGCGATGGATTCGATAAGATTGATGCGGTTCCGCTGATTAAGATCAATGGAGCATCGGAACCACATATCATGCACGCTCGGAATGCAACAGGAGTCTGCGACATCCGGGTGCGTGCGAAGTTCTGGCCTTGGTCGGCTGACGTAAACATCAGCTACGATTGCGACCAGTTCACTTCTACGGACGTTGCAAACCTACTCCAGAGAGTCGGTCAACAAGTGGGAATCGGTGAAGGTCGCCCCGACAGCAAAAATTCAGGCGGAATGGGCTGGGGAACGTTCACTCTCGCCAACGAATAATATGAATTTCGCCACGGCGACAATACAACCCGCAGCGGATTCCGTGGAATCCGACTGCAACCCTACGCAGGCATGGCAGGGCGCGGCCCGGCAGGGCGAGGCACGGCCAGGCTCGGCACGGCAGGCACGGCAGGCAAGGCGTGGCAAGGCTTGGCTTGGCAGGGCTCGGCAAGGCATGGCAGGCGCGGCACGGCACGGCACGGCACGGCAGGGCATGGCATGGCAGGCGAGGCAAGGCAGGGCTCGGCAAGGCTCGGCAGGCGAGGCACGGCGTGGCACGGCATGGCTGGGCATGGCATGGCAGGCATGGCATGGCGCGGCAGGGCGAGGCGAGTCGAGGCTAGGCCGGGCACGGCAGGCGTGGCAGGGCTGGGCAAGGCACGGCTCGGCTTGGCTGGGCACGGCAGGCGAGGCAAGGCGAGGCATGGCTTGGCGAGGCACGGCCGGGCATGGCAAGGCAGGCATAGCACAAACCGCAGCGATTGAGCGGGGTATAAGTGGATCGCAAACAACAAACAAAAATAGAAAATGAAACTGATAAAACAAGAAAACGAGATCGAATCGAAAAACGATGAGATCAAAAAACAGTTGGAGGCAATCGCGAATCGTCCCGCAGGACTGAACCCGCGAACGCTCCTAACGGAAGCAGCCAACCCGCTCAGCAGCCTCCATAAATACTTTGAGTGGGACGACACCGAAGCCGCTCTCAAGTGGAGGGAGGCGCAAGCCTACGATCTTATTCGTAGGATCAAAGTGGAGATCACGACATCGGATCAAAAGACGCTGACGGTTCGCGCCTTCTGGCCAATCAAACACGTCGAGGAAGACGGCACAATCGACGGAGCAAAGCGAGGGAGCTTCATGCTCGTCTCAAATATCATGGATGACAAGGAAGCCACAAGGCAGGTCATCGAAAACGCAAAAAGTGAACTGACAGCATTTCAAGTGCGCTACTCAAAGCTCGCAGAAATCTTTGAGTTCGCCGGGCTGTTCAACGAAATTCAGAAAATCAATAAAATATGAAAATAACAAAAGGAAAACAACAACGCGCGCAGCGCGTAGTGCTCTACGGAGTGGAGAGCGTAGGCAAATCAACATTCGCGGCCAAATTCCCCAAGCCGCTATTTCTCGACATCGAGGGCGGCACTAGCCACCTAGATGTGGATCGTTGCGAGGTCGGCAGCTGGAAACAATTAACGGATGCGTTAACAGAGGCCAAGGCGACCGACTACAAGACGATCGTCATCGACTCGGCCGATTGGGCAGAACGCCTGTGCGTCGAAGACCTGCTCGCCACCAGCAAAAAAACCAGCATCGAGGACTTCGGATTCGGTAAGGGATGGGTTATGGTAGCCGAGCGCATGAGTCGGATGCTGTCCAGCATCGATCAACTCATCGAAGCAGGTAAGAATGTCGTGCTAATCGCGCACAGTAAGATCGTGCGCTTTGAAGCACCAGATGCTCTCGCGGCCTACGACCGCTACGAACTCAAACTCAGCAAGCAATCCTCGCCACTACTAAAGGAGTTCGCGGACGAACTTTGGTTCTTGAGGTTTAAAACCAAGGTAAGCACAAGCGAGACAGGCAAAGGAAAAGGCATAGGCGGCAAGGAGCGAATCCTGTTGACTACGCACAGCGCGGCCTACGACGCAAAGACACGCAGCGGCCTTGCGGAAGAACTCCCGCTAGAATGGGCATCGGTCGCCCACTTGTTTGAGACAACGGCGCAAGCCGTAGTCGCACCAACTGCAACAGCACCGGAGAGTTGGGCAGGACGGCTCGCAGAGCACGAAGGGGCTGTGAACCAGTTCTTGATCGCTCGCAAAGTCCTAACAAGCGAGCAGACGTGGCGCGACTGCGCACCGGAGTATCTGGAGCGTGTTGCGCTTCGCGTCGATCAATTCATCAACACGGCAATCGAGTGGAGAAAGGCGAACTCGTGACAAATACTACCCATTATTTGCAACGGCACTTATACATTAAGGAATTGAAATAAAATGAGTAAAGAAATATCACCCTCAACGCTTCCCAAACTCTCCGAATGCGCCTTATTTGAAGGCGCAAGCGGAACGAGCGCGGCAGCTGAGCGCGGCACGGCGGTCGATCTTGCGATCCGAAACCTGATAGCAGGAAATGAGATTGAACCTATGGCGGATGTCGTCGGGTTTGATTTCAGTCCCATTGGCTACGGAGTCGAGGAACTGAAGCGACTTGCAAAAGGATCGTTTGTGGAGACTCGCGAAGAATACCTTGCAATGGCAGTACCTGGACTATCCAAGCTCGGCACGGCGGACGCAGTCTGCAAGGCTGAGAAATGGGTCGCGGACATAAAAACGGGACAGGTCCGGGATTACAGAAATCAGCTGATGGCCTACAGTCTGGCTTGCATGGAAGATAACTTTGAAATGTCTTGGACGGCACACGTCATATATGTCGATCAGGCCATGATCCGATCGTATGATTTTACATACGAGGAAGCCAAACAGGGGACACAGCGAGTTATCGACCGCGCAACAAGCGCGGAGGCGAAGCCGACGCCTTCGGAGTATTGTTCATGGTGTAAGCATTTTAACAACTGCCACGCCATCGTGCGACAGGCTGAGAGCGCCATCGCTCTCATCCCAGACATCAACGGTAACAGCATTGATGCGATCCGCCAGCGGATCCTCGCAACAGCGGAGAGCATGGGAGCATTCGCGAAGGAGTGGAAGCTCGCAGAAAAGGAGATCGCCGAGCCGGTGCTCGGTCACCTCAAGACAAGACTTGAAAACGGAGACGAAATCCCCGGATGGAAACTAACAAGCATGAGTGGAAGGAAATTTGTGGAAACAGAAGCAATAGCCAAAGCAAGCCAAAACATCACAAAAGAGACATTGATTCTCGCCCTTGGCGGCAAGATGTCAGAAAAGAGTTATACTGAGTTTTGCGCCAATAACGGCGTAGAGCCAGATACAACGGCGATCAAGGCCGGAGCGCCGACAACGCAACTTAGACAGACCAAAGTTAAATAATTTCCTCGCCTTGCTGGAAATATCCGGCGGCAGGGGCAAAAGGGGGCAGCGCATCCTAAAAAACGCTGACCAACAACAAACAAAATAGAAAATAGAAATGCCAACATACAAAGCATCAGAACCAAAACAGGCCGCAATTTATTTCGTCGAGCCGGGAACCTATGAAGTCGAGATCATTAAGGCCGTAGAGAAAACAAGCCAAGCCGGCAACCCTACCATTAAGCTCGACGTCGCCGTCATCCTTGAAGGCGGCGTAGAAGGGCCGAAGATGTGGGAACATCTCACGTTCACCGCCAAGGCAGGATGGAAGGTTGACCAAGTGCTTTCGAGCATCGGTCGCGCAGTCATCCCAGGCGAAGACGTGAACGTGGAAGCCGAAGACCTAATTGGCGAAAAAGGCGTTTGCCTTATTGGAGTTGAACCAGGACAGACCAACCCAGAGCACCAATTCAACTGCATCGAGCGCTGGCTGTTCGGTGACGAAAAAGCAAAATGGCTAGGCAACAGGCGCAAGCCAGCACCAAAGCAAGACAAACACATTGTCGCCAAAAGCAACGGCTTCGTTGCTCAACCCGCTGACGAAACCGACGACATTCCGTTCTAAAAAATGAACGGTTCTCTCTCACTCCGGTTGTGTATTTGCATGAATGAATGCCCTATTGGGCTTAGGTTGGAACGGGGCGACCCGCTACCGGTCCACCAGCATACATACGACGACTCGCCGGAGGGGAGAGCATTGGCGGAACAACACCTAGAAAGAATAGCAGATTATGTTCGACGGCATCAAAAGTCTCGCAAAGTTAGCAAGTAGGTCACGCGAGCAAATGGACGCAATGCAACAACTCATCGAGTTGTTGACCACGCGCAACGACTACCTAACGCGAGACAACCACGAGCTGCGCGAGCAGGTCGCCAGGCTCAACCAACTACTCTCAGGCAAATGAAAATTTCACAAGAATGGCGCGGATATCCGCTCCGGTGTTGGCCTAACCATCAAGACGACTGCTATCGGTGGGACTGGGAGATCCAGATCGACGGCAAGTGGCTTGAGGTAGTTACGCAAGCAACGAGGTGGAGCGAGGAGGAGGCCGACGAGACTTTGCAGCGATATTTGACAAACAGAGTCAAGTAAATATATTTAAACCTAGGCCGTGAAAAAGCCTTTCAATTCATGCAACCCAAACACCAACAAAATCCATTTTCCCTTCGT